TTTACAGAAGTTTCGTTGCCCAATTTTCTTTATGATATTGGGCAGCTTAGCCAACTGTATAAGCTGTGGAGGAAAAACATTGATATTGCTAAGAACTTGGCTGGAGCACACCTCAACTACAAATTCGGATGGAAACCCACTGCGGGTGACCTGAAGGGAATGTTTGTTGGGATGCTTGGGCTGAGGAAGAAACTTGGCGATTTTGTGGCTGGGATTGGAAATCTAAATCATAGATCCAAGACTGTCTACAAGAATACCCTAAATCAATCAGGGTCGTTTAATACTGGTGATGTAAATTACCAGTGTGAATGGTCTGGAACTCTAGTCCAGACAGCGACAGCCCACGTGGTCTATAGGTGCCTGCCACTTTCAAATGTGAGCTTCGGACCTTTGGATCTCTACTTGCGTGCTTCCTTAGACACGCTCGGTGTGGAGCTTAACCCCAGGATCATATGGGACGCTATTCCTTATTCGTTCGTCGTCGATTGGTTTCTCGGCGTTGGACGATACTTGGATCAGTTCCGTGTAGATGCTCTGGAGTTACCTATTGTGTTACTGGACAGTTATGTCCAGTACAAGGAAAAGTTGGTCGTAACTAGTCTGTGGAACGAAGGAAAGCAACCTAGCTTTCCCCAAGGCCCAGTCAGTTATAGCGGTGGGTGGTTCACGGAAGAGACTTTCTTTAACCGTGTCCCTCTAAAACCGGACTATGCCTCTCTGGCAGGTCTGCAATGGAAAACACCTACTACAGGTCAAGCTCTGCTTTTACTGAGCTTGGCCGAAGTGAAGTTAGGCCCCGTTAGTCGGCTGATAGGCCGAGCACCAACGAGGGATCTCAATTCACTGGGGACCAGTATTACCGATTTTCTTTTACATCGGTAGTCAATGTAGCCCGAACGCCAGGCGGTTTTCGCAATGGCGAGCAACGTAACGTCTTACGACGTGGCTAAGTGCTAAGAATGCACACAACGACCACTTTGACCCCTCAAGGGGAGGAGCATCAACAAATGCCTTTCAGTTCTCCACAATCGCTTTCCGAAGAT